TTATCGTATATCTCTCCAAATCCAAGCCAGAATTTTGCTACTGAATTAGTGTTACGAATGATTCCGTTTACGTTGAATGATCCTAAGTCATAGGTTACATAGTCTTTTACCACGTTCGCCACGTCTAAATTAATCGTTCCCACTCCTACTTGCTTAGGGTAAGTCAACCTTGCCACAGGATTAGTCTGCCCGCTCACGTTTACATCCACCAAAAACTGAAAGTTAGGTTGAGTTGAGTTACTTGAACTCACATTGAAGACGATTTCATTATAGGCGTTCTGCCAATCGTTAGGACTTGTTATAAGTGTTATTGCCATTGTTTAATATTATTTGACATTACCGTTGTAATCTGTTTACCTAATGCCTTACTTAGTGCTTGTGTATAATCGTTTACTACTTGCTCCGACATTGCGTTCTGAATAAATAAAGTCGGCTCGATGCCTTTGCGCTTAACTGAAACTCCAATACCATAAGCTATTTCTTTTAGTTCGGCTGTCTGTAATTTTTTCCTTTGCTTTTTAGTCAGGTCTTTTGTTTCAGAGTATCTTGATTCTATTTGTATCCCAACCTTACTAATCCACTTCATTAAAGATTTTTGAAATCCTTTACTAACGGTTTCATTTTTAAACGCAAATGGAGTATCATATTTTGTAACAGTTCCACTTACCCCTCTATCTACGAATGCGGCATACTTATTTCCGTTTATAACTACTACATATTCCTTGCCACGTTTGACCTTTGGAACTGCAATAATAGACTGAAGGAGGTCGCTGCTTGCGTTGCTTGAATTAGCCTCGATTAAGTTAGACTTCATTATCTGACTTATGTTCGTAGCCAACTCGTATAAACTCTGACCTATTGTGGTGTCAAAGCTAATCTCTTGCAAGCTACTTGCATCCGTTCCTAAATTCCCAAGTAATGATTTATAGTCCATCTGCTTCGTCTATTTGAAATGTTACAAGGTTTAAAAACTCAACAACTCCCATTTTAAAAAAATAATCCCATTTAGTCTTATCTCCTCCTGCTAAATTATTTATTGTTGCAATCCATCCCCACTTTTTGTAGAAAGGTTTAACTTCTCCAACTTGCCCATTAAATAGGTTGGGATAGCCTCCGATAATTTCTCTAAATAATTGCAAAAAAAAACCATTATAGGAGTAGCATCTTTTAACTTCATTTTTAATAAATCGCTCGCCACTTCTTTATGGATTGAGCCATTATACAACCACTCTCCAAAAAACGATTTAACAGGGATGAGGAAGATAGCTAAGATGTTATGTATCTCATCAGCGGGTTCATCCTTACCGGCAAAGTGGGCAAGGTCAATAAATTGGTCTGCACGAATTGAACTCAGTTTAGTGTTTAGGTAATACCAATTCCAACCTACTCGATAGAACTTTGATAGCTTTGCTCTTGGTATTGAATTTTCAGCGTCTAATAATTCCTGATAAAGTTCTCCTAAGTCCCTTACCTTTTCGCTCGATGCGTTAGGGTAAACAAACATTAGCCTCTCAAGCCAATCTTCTTTGGGAATTTGGTTTAATTCGATGAACTTTCTTAAGGTTAAATTAAAGTAAGCCTGTTTAATTCGCATAATCTAAAATATAAATCTAACCCCTCATAGTAACATACTTGCCTTTCCGGTTCTCGTTTAGCTTCATTAGTGCAAGGTAGCGTAGTGAGTCTATCAAGTGATTGTTAAAGTCAATAGGCTCGTTTATCAATTTACCCGCCTTATCTTGCTTCCATTTGTAGGTCTTGAACTCTCTGGTAAGATTTGAGCCAATTAAAACTATCTTAAACCTTCGTAAGATGTCTATTGAGTTTAAGATTGAGTCCTTGCCCTTTTGCGTAGGTTTGATGTTCCAACCCATTCTGTAAACTTCCTCGATTGATTTAGGTTCTGCACTATCGGCAAAGAACTCATCTCTATTTGTGGCGAAGTCTTTTAGTCTTGAACTTATGTCTTGATTCGTTAAACCACGTTCATAAAGATGTTCCTTTACATAGAGCGTGTCATCTCTTTTCCAAACCCCTACGACTGCACTTGGGTCGTTAGTGAATCCCCAATCTAATCCAAACCCGATAAACTTTGCACCCTCTGGAATTACAACTCCTTCACTCCAATTGTTGAAGACTAAACCTACTAACTGCCCTCGCTGACCTAAGCCAAATATCTTCCAATACTCTGGGTCTGCACTTGCTAAGTTTTCAATCTCCCTCTTAAGTGAATCGGGTAAGTGTGGGTTGTCTTTGTAGGTTGTGATTAACAATCCTGCGTCCTCTCTTGGAATCACCTGGTCATAAATCCAATGTTCGAAGTCTGAGGGATTGTAGTCGATTATTATCTTACCGGTGGTTCTTAAGACTAATTGCCTCCAATCTTCCAACTCTAATTCGTTTCCCTCATTGCAGAAAAGAACGTTTCTTTTGCGACCTCTAATCTTTTGCGCATCGTCTGTACTGAAGAACTCAATTAGATTCCCATTAAGTGTATAGGTGTTCTCGCTTTTGTTGTGGTACTTTTCTTCGTACAAACCCACCTCTTTAAGTATCTCAAAGAAATCTCTCATTGCACTTGTCTTAAGTGCGGGCAACGTCTTCCTAACTATCGAGTAGGTCAAACCTTTATAAGTGGTTGCCGTTCTGATTATCCATTGCAGAGCAGAATAGGTTTTCCCCGTCAAGAACGTGCGCCGCCCTGAAGGACAAGCACACGTTTTGTTTTGCTTTGTTGTTCGATGAATACTAAATTAGGGTTAAATTTTGACATCAGTCCAAATGTTTTTATTGTTTACTATATCTTGAATATGCTTTTCAGAAACTCCATACTTTTTAGCCAAGTCTAAACGCCCATAATTTCTTTTGGCTTTGGCAATGGTTCTTATTTCAAATACATCTTTCTCGGTTAATTTTGATTGAGGATTTTTGCTGCCTTTTAAACCTTGTGCTAAATTATTTTTAAAAGCGTGAATAACATTTTCAGAATGAGTAACCCATTCTAAGTTATTAACACTATTATTTAATTTATTCCCGTCTTTATGATTAACTTCTAATTTTGGGTTTTCATTCAAAATAAAATGACCAGCAACCAACCTATGAACTTTAAACGTAGTTAGCCTTCTACCTTTACACAAAGCAACCCTAAAATATCCGTTATTATCAATAGCGGGTTTTAATACCCTTTCTTTAATATTTAGTTTTCTTTTGCCTTCGTGTGCATTTACAACTCTTGCTAAAGACTTTATTAATCCATAGTTAGATACTTGGTAATAGCCTTCATAACCTTTAATGTCTATATATTTTTCCATACACAAATATAAGGTAAAGTTTTTACTTTAGTGCTATTTTGTTCCACCTTTATTTAATTTCGCCCTTCAACCAATCTGGCGCATCACTTATCTCAACTTTGGTTTCGGTCTTCTCGGTTAGTCCGTTAAGTCGTTGAGTTATAGATGGATTGTAAATGCCAACCATACCTCCGTTTATTTGGTCTGCCCTACACGCTTTTCTAATTGCGTGACAGATAGTTAAAAAGTCGGTGTATGCACCATTTGTATTTGCAAAATAATGACTTAAATCCCCTATAATTGATTTTTCATATAGCCAATTTTCAAACCCATCTATTGTAAGTGGTTTTTCTTTTGTTCTAAATACCTCTACTCCATCCTTACCTACAAAATCTTGAACCAATGTAGGGTTTGATTTTACATAGTGTTTGTACTCTTCAAATAACTCCATTAGTTTTTCTGGAGATTCTATTTTTTTTGCAGCCATTACTTTAATAACTTTTTATAGATTTCAGTTCTTTTAATGTTCAACTTCTCAATGTTCCAATTGTCTTTTACTTCGTTGTAGAGATTAGTAGATAGTTCGGTTCTTAGTTCCTCATTATTAATAAGTTTCTTCATTGCCTTGTACCAATCTTTCTTGTCTACAAATATACAATTTTTGTTATTTAGTCCTATATTTTGATAAACAGGGTTTTCACTTACGATAACTGCCAAACCTTTAGCCCCCATTTCCAACATCTTGAGATTAGATTTACAAATGTTAAACTCGGTATGTCTTAAAGGAATTAGACCGATGTCCATAGCATCGTAAGCACTTGCATAGGTGTTAGTGTCCATTGCGTTTATTCTTGCGTATTGGTTTACGTCTATCTTCCAATTTGAGGTAAAGACTTTTTCGTAGTAGTCCCAAGTTGGGTCTTTTTCTACATAACCAGAAAGAATTAATCTGTACTTATCTATTAAGTCTTGGTCGTGTAGTAATTCATAAAAGGGAATATCTAATAACTCAACGTCTTCTTTGTGGGTTATCGAACCACTCCAACCAATGTGAACCATATCTGGGGATTTTAACTCCCTTACCTTGTCATCTACTTTGAATTGCGGTTGTTCGAAGTCTATTCCGTTTGGGAGAACTTCTACGTTTTTGTTAAAGTTCCCTATTATGTTAGCTAAGTAGTCGGTAGTAGTAGTTACTAAGTTGGCTTGTCTTAGGTTGTAAATGATTTGCTCGGCTCTTCGCCCTCTTTTCCATTCGTTAAACATTGGATGACTATGAGGTAGCTGCCAAGTGTCATCTCTATCTATTACTACCGGTATGCCGATTCTTTTAAGTTGCTTCCAGAGGAGTTCTTGGTTTCCCAACTTTGAGATGACTGAACTTGAAA